CGCTATTAAATCCGAGCGCCATGTCGGAAATTCTTGGTAGATTGAATTGATTCTGTCGCTGATCTCGGTCATTCCCTCGCCCGCGTCTAAACCGGAGCTTATGGCGCTGGTGATTTTATCTCTTGTGGTTCTGTTAACTCCCAAGCCGAATGCCTCCGCTCTTGATTTTAAAGCGGCGGTTATTTTATCTGTGATATTAAATTCTTTGTCCGGGTTAACTGTTTGCATCGCTTCCTTGCCGGCGCTGGTCATGTAGTCTGTGATAAAAGGCAGGGCAAATTCTGCCCACACTTTTGTGTCCCCGGCAAAAAATTCATTAATGGTTTTTTTAAGTCCGGCTGTGATGCCTTTGGTTTTTCCTTTGGCCTTGCTCTTTAATGCGACCATTAATTTCAGGGTTAAAGCGTGGCCCTGAATTGAAGCGTACTTGTTGACCTCGGTTTTAAGTTTGGTCGCTCGGCGGTCTATGCTTTTGTTGACCATATCTGCATAGTTTTTACGCAGTTCGGCGCCATTAATTAACGGGGTCAAAATTCCTTTTTTAACTTTCGATTTATTTCCTATTTTTTTTAATTGTTTTACTCTTTGGCCGCCATCCAGTTTCATTTGCTTAACACCCTCTATCATTTTCTCGGCTATCATAAATTTCTGCCGCAGTAATTCTCGGCCCTTGAAAACTTTGGCCGCCATTCTCTTTTTTTGTCCGGCCATTTTTTCTACAAAAGCGTCACGCATTTTTTGCTGGGCGTCCGGGTTAAGTCCGCCTACGGGCATTAAAGACAGGGGCATATAAACGCTGTCCCCGCCGTCTATCGGCGGCATGTTTTCGTTGGCTCTGATTTCGTTAATCATTAACCAATAGTTTTTAATTCCGTTGTCGTACTCGGCCAGCACTTGGTCCCGATTCTGTGGCGTTGGGTCGTCAAAATTTAAGAATAAATTTTCACCGAAGTCCGGGATAATTAATTCCTCATTTACTTTTTCCACTAACGCTTGGACTTCCGGTTTAATGGTTTCGGAAAGAAAGACGTACATAGCCGTTTCTGCATTTGCTCGGTTCACGTCGTCGGTAATGGCCACGATTGTTTTCGGTACGCTGAATGCGACGAGGATATCGTCGCGGGTGAATTTCATTGACTCTATAAAGTCCATTTCTTTTTGATTGACGCTGATCTGTTGGTATTCAAGGCCGGCTTCTAATAACGCGACCTTGCTGTTTTTGCCTACGCCTTTATGTCGTTTTTCAAATTGTTGTCTAATGTCATTTTTCTGGTCCTCGGTTACGTTCTCGGCGCTTTTAATCACGGCATCCGGGCGCGCGTTATTTAAGAAAAAGTCGCGTTGAAAATTCGACGCGTATTCCTCGGTATCGATTCTAATTTGAGCAGAAAATATCGGACTGACTCCGTAGTAATCGTCGAGTGGTGTCGGTTTTTTAAAGTGGACTATATCGCTCGGCGAGAATGTGCTGGTCGTCCCGTCGTTTTTTGTGAAACGATAGGCCTTAACAAATTCTATCGGGTCTTTTATTATTTCCATCATATCCGGGCGCAGGTTCCAGAGTTCTACTACTTGGTTGCTGTTATTTCTGACCTTAAACCAAAAAGCGTCGCCGGCTAATTTCAAATTAATAATTGTGATTTTAATAAATTCTGCCTTGGTTTGAAAAGGATTGACTCGGTATAATAAATCTACGGCCGGGTGATTTAAAATTTCCTTTGTGTCGCCGTCTGAATTTAAAATTTGATACAAGTCAAAGTCTATGCTGGCGACTTTCTCGGCTATCTTGCTCACGCACGCAAAAACGTACAAGGATTTCTGGTACGTTTCCATCATTTTTGTCTTTGACCACGCGGTGGCCGAGAGGCGCGACAATAATTCTAATCCGCCCGCTCCGACTCCGATGGTTTTTGTTTTTAAGAGGTTGCCAATTTTTTTAAAAATTCCCATATGGTTTTTTCTTAAATTTATTATAACACAATTTATTTTTTTATAACATAGTCACGCGCGGTACAGGCCGCTTGCGAATTTGGAGCGCAATCGCGCGGCTCATTGGGCGGTCGTCGTGCTTGCCCTTGGCGGCTTCCGGTCGGTTTTCGTTTGTATAAATCATATCGCGCGCTTCGTTTTCGGCTTCCCGGTACGATTCTATTAACCACCCCTTGCGGTAGTATTCCTCTAAATCCGTAATCATAACGGGGCGGTTCGTCGGTCCGGTTGTCCACTCCTTGATCCGGGGGATTCCTAACGCCTTGGCTTGTCTAACGTGCGCTACGCCCACGCCGTTCTTTTCTATGCCGATAAAAATGGTGAAGTTGTCGGTTATCTTTTTGACCTTTTGCCAAAAGACATCTATTGGTTCGTTGCTGGTTATTTCGAATATCACGTGCGCCACTTCGCTGTCGGCCGGGGCGTCTATCACGGTGAACACGTGGCGGTCGCCGGTTAACGTTCCCTCGGCGCAATCGACTCCGGCGTAAAGCGGACGCTTTTTTAATTCCTTACGCAGTTCCTCGTTGCCCCACATTTCTATGTTGTCCAGCGGTATCTGCTTACTGGGGTCGCACGTAATTAAAGAAAAAACCGAGCGGCCGGATTGTAAAAAACACGACTCGTCGTCCTCTGGGTACTCTTGAAAAAACAGCGGGCCTTTATCCCAAATTTTGTAGCGTCGCCATTTGATTTGTCCGGGAGTGATGTCTATGTTGTGTTCTCTTTTGGCTTTTTCAATCAGCAATTTTTCGTCCGGTTGGAGGTTGGCTAAAATCTCGGTGTCGGGCGTCGCAAACAATTCGCGCACGCTCGTACTCAATCCAGCCTTTTCCTCATCGGTCATTCCGTCGGAGCTGTATTCCTCGTCGATAAACCACGGAATAAAAATGCAGGTGTATGGACTTTGTCCGTTCTTGGCCTTTTGCCATAGGTCGTAGAATTGGTCGCGTCCGTTGGGAGTAGTTTCAATGTCTATCTGTCCGTACTCGGCGGCTTCGGATATGCCGGCGAGGATTTTTAATAAATCAAAATAAAAGGCGGCCTCGGAAAGGTGCGCGCGGTCCACGGTATCGCCGCGTCCGAATGCCCTTTGTCCGGCCGTCCCTATAAAATAACTTGATCCCCGCTTTGGGAATTTCATTTCTTGTTTGCTGTCTATGGAAACTTCGGGTTTAACTTTGGCGTTCTCTACGAAATAACGCACCGCCGCGAATAGGCGGGTGGTGGCGTTTTTCTCGTGGCTGATAACCACGGCGTTTGTGCTTTTGTTTACGCAGTCGACGAATTGGTCGGCGTCTATAATTTTACTCAATCCCTTTTGCCTCGCTTTTAATATCAGGTTGCGTCTTGTCTTGCGCTCCCAATAGTACTGCTGGGCTTTGTTGAGTTTGAACGGCGCCATCTGTCCGCGCTTCGTCCGTATGAACAGGTTGCTCTCTATCTGCGTCCGGTTGTCCACCGGCAGTAAGTTGTCCGTCATTTTGTTTTTTAATTATCTCGGCGTTGTGCGCTTTGGCGTCGTCTATTAAATCCTCCCACGTTCGGGCGCCGGCGTACACTTCATTTATAATCTTTTGACGATATGCGGGATTTTTCCTTTCTAAATAAAACCGAATACTGGCTCCGTCTAATTGGTGCATTTTAACAAATAATAAATCCTCGGCGACGTCGTTTCTTGTGTCCTCGGTTTTCTGTAATGCCTCGGCGAAGTCTGGGTCGTGGTCGCGCCACTCATAAAAGGTACAGCGGTCTATTCCGATTTTCTCGCACGTGACCGTAACGACTCCAAAACTTTTTGAGTAATGCTCTAAAAATAAACGCTTTTTTATTTTCGTTCGTTCTTGGTCCTCGCGCTTTTGTGTTTGCTCTTTGTTTTCTACTACGTATTCCGCCCCCAGCGTTAATTCTTTGCTGTTGGCTTCCGTAGGATTTTGTGTTGAATTTTCCATGGCTTTATTATAATTCTTTTTTATTACCTTGGCAATTCGGCCCAATCCCGGCCATTTTTGCCCTATCTCGCGGATCCTCACAAACCCTTGACTTGTTTTACTTTTTATGCTATTATATTAGTAATCATTTATAATTAATCGTGCAGTGTCGTAGCGGTGTGAGTCGGGTTATCGGTTATCACGATTCCCGGTGGCTCGCTCCTCCGCGACGCTGATTCAAAAACTATGCAAAAATTCTACCTGAACGTGAAGTTTTTAAAGACTGGTGAAATCTAGCCGACTGGCCGAACCGAGGGTTATTCCTCCGTTGAGGCTTTGGCTCGTGACGCCGCTTGGTTTATAATAATTTTAACCTTTATCCTTTTGTCCGGGAGGTAGCCAGTAAGTGGCGCCACGCTTAATAAATTAATAAATTTTAACCATATGAAAATTAAACTAATTAACGTCGGCCGCGCCAAGGTGAATAAAATTATTGAGATGCCTATGGTCGCTGTCGGCAATGCCGCCAATGTCGTTCTCGCCGCCTCTGATTTCCTTTTGTCCGGTTGCGTTGACGCTTGCTTTAATAATAAAACTAATCGCTGGGATATCTTTGCCGGCTTCCATAAAGTTGGCGAAGCGGAAATTCTTGAAAGTTTGGAGGACGCTCCGGCCCACCTCTGTCCGTTCTGCGACGTGAAACACTACGGCCATCACAGCGCCTGTGATAAATGCCACGCTAAATTTAAAGCCAAAGGGACTTGTTAAGTCCAATCAATAAACGGGCCGCTCGGCTCGTTTTTTGTTTTGGCTAAATAAAAAATCCGCTGATAAAAAAGAACATTCCCATTAAGAAAAGTAAAAACAAACAGGCGATTCCAAACTTCTCGATTCCGGTCATGTGGTTGGGGAGGGGAGGGTGCTTCCAGTCAGCGCCAGTGGCTCCTCCTTTTTTTCTATTACGTCTAAACTTCCGCCGCCCAATTTTCGGTAGGTTTCGGCCATCATTGTTTTCCATAGCCCAGCCCGGACTGGGTCCTTGTCTACTCCGGGGTTGCTGTCGGCCATTTCAATCGCAAACCTTAACGCGGCCCTTATGTTTTTTAAATCTCGGCTTGTTATCTCGGCCATATTTTTATTTTAACCACGGCGCCCGGTCTATCGGTTTGCCGTCTTTTAATAATTGCAGAGTCGGGTCGATTTGGAGCAGGCGGATAATAATAACGTCTACAAACTTCGGGTCCAGTTCCATGCCGTAGCATTTGCGGTCCATTCTTTGGGCGGCGACGGCTGTACTTCCTGATCCGAGAAACGGGTCAAGGACTATGTCGCCTATGCCGCTGGAATTTTTAATTGCTTCCGAGCAAAGCGCTATCGGCTTCATCGTCGGATGTAATGCGCTCCGGCTCGGCTTGTCATAGCGCCAGATATCCGTGCTTTGTTTGCGTCTGATAACTTCGCCCTCGGCCTTGCCTTTTATTTTAACTTCAAACCCTTGGAATTTAATGCTGGTCATTTTGCCGTCGTAGGTTGTTTTGATTTCTTTTAAATCCTCCCACGCGTTGGCTATGTCCCGGTTGCTCGTGAAAAAATGATTTTTAACGTTGCCATTCCAGCCGTAAAGTATCGGCTCATAAATGTGTTGGTAGTCACTCCGGCTTAATGTGAAAACGCTTTTAATCCAAATAATAAAAGTCTGCCAATGCCCTCCCGCGGCTTCGAATGCTCTTTTTAAAGTGTGCAGTTCGCTACTACTCATGCAGATATAAATTCCGCCGGTGCAGTTCGCTACTATGTTGCGGCAGGCGCCCTCTAAAAAATCATAAAATTTACCCGAGTCCATGCTGTCGTTTAAGATTCCGTCGCGGTTATGTCTGTCGCCATCGCCTCCCATGCCGCCGGAATAGTCCACGTTGTAGGGCGGGTCCGTCATGGTCATCGCCGCCATTTGGCCGTTCATTAATTTTTGAAAATCCTCCGGGCTGGTTGCGTCGCCGCACATAATTCGATGTTGTCCTATCTCGTAAAGCTCGCCTTGTTTGGCTACCGGTTGAGGGAGGTTGGCTATTACTGCATCCGGGTCAAAGGCGTCGTCCTTGGCTTCCTTGCGGTCCCAAATTTTTGAGAGTTCGTACTTGTCAAACCCGAATGAAATTAAAAGGTCCTTATTAAAATCCATTAATTTGTCCTCGTCCCAGCGCCCGGTGTTTTTATTGGAGCGGATTAAGTATTCCTCGGCTTCGGCCACGGTTAATTTTCTATCCGGGACGCGCACCTCGATTTCGTTAACCTCACCGGATTCCATAAGCGTTCTAATTCTCATGTGGCCAGCTAAAATGGTGTTATCCGTGTTAACCACGGGGATTTCCACTAACCCAAACTTCCGGATTGATTCTTTTAAATCGAACGCGTCTTTGTCGGTCATCATTCTCGGATTTTTGCTGTACGGTTTTAGGTCCGCGAGTTTTCTTTTTTGGGTCGTCCAATTAATGTTTTGCATATTGGCTTTTAATTACTTTGTTAATCTCGCTGACGTTGCTTAACAGATTATTTTTGATTCCGACGTTTTCCATTTGGGTTGCTAACTGGGCCGTGTCTTTTGGCAGGCATTTTCCGCCGTAGCCTTTTTCGCCGTCTTGGGCGATTCTTAAATGCACGTCCCGGCCTTGGTTGTCCTCGTTGCATGAGCCGATCCGGGGATTTATCGATAATAAATAACGCAGGCGGTTGTAGTCTATGTCAAAAATTCCACAAAATTGCGCGAGCTGGTTAGCGAATATCACTTTCATTGCATAAAAACTATTGGTCGCTAATTTTAAAGTTTCCGCCACCTCCCATTTTACGCTTATTATTTTTTGCGGGTGCGGAAATAATCTTAAAATTTGAGCAATCTCTGGACTCATAACGTCGTCGTCTTTACTCCCAATAATAAATTTTTTGCCCTCATTAAAATCCTCGGCGGCTGTTTTTTCTGTTAAAAATTCCGGCACAAAATAAAAATACAAATTTGGATAACGGCTGGCCATTTGGTTTGTAAATCCCACCGGGACGGTTGACCTTATGACCACTATTTTGTGACCCGTACTGTCTTGATTTATTTTTTTAATTGCCTCCTCGATTATTCTTGTGTCTAATTCCCCGATTTTATTTCCGGGAGTTGGTAGGCATAAAATAAAAACGTCAGCGTGTTTGGCGACGCTGGCGAACGTTGAGTTTGAGAGTCCGTTGTCTAAATCATAAACGAGGACTTCGTTATTCGTGTGGTCTAATAACCACCTCTTTTGGGTTTGGCCGAGTATGCCTGCCCCAATAATTCCGATTTTTGACATAGTGTTGTTATGTTAATTATAAAAATTACCTTATTTTTTTGATCGGGTTGCCGGCATAAATTCCGGGTTCCTCTATGCTCTTTGAAACTACGGCCCCGGCTCCGACTATTATGTTACTGCCTATTTTTGTGCCGGGCAAAATAATTGCTTGGATTCCTATAAAAACGTTGTCACCGATTTCTATGCCGGCCACTTCCTCTTGGCCGCCTAATGTCACCGGGGAATAATCGTGAGTTAAAATTTTGACCCAGTCGCAAATTGTGACGTGGCTCCCGATTTTAATCGGGGCGCGTTTGTCCACGTAGGCAGACTTGGCTATAAAAACATTGTCACCGTGGGTTATAAAATCGTAGCGCTCCCTTATCGCCTTG